GGGGAATTTAGTTTTTATCAGTATGTATCTTGATAATTCCTCTGCGCCAACAGGCACTCTAACAAATACAATGAGCATTTACGGTTTGCCGTTTGCCAACAATAGTGGTGGCTTTGGTTGTGTGCTTACAGTGGGTTTCTTGAATTTTGTAGATGCGCCAGCAAGCAAATATCAAATTGCTGCGAGAATAGGAAATGGCGCATCTTATATGACACCGGAATGGTTTCAAGATGATTCTGGTGTGACCAATATGACTGCACAAGACTTTGACTATTCAGATGCAAGGTTGGTTATTACAGGACATTATTACACAGACTCATAACCTGATTGGACATCAGGTCGGACAGTCCAGCCAAAGGAGATAAAAATGGCATTAACAGAAGAAACAATCCAAGACAAAATTGAAATCGTGGGCGACTACAAGCACATCCAAGTTCGCACCGCAACAGTCATCAAGCGTGATGGCGTTGAGATTAGCCGCAGCTTTCACCGGCACACGGTAGCCCCTGACGCCGACATCACAGGCGAAAGCGCAGAGGTACAAGCTATCTGTGCGGCTGTACATACACAGGCTGTTAAGGATGCGTATGCGGCACATCTGGCGGCACATGAGGCTGAAATGGCACCAGCGGAAGAAGCACCAGTTGAGGGGGAATAAGCTATGACACGAGCAAGAGAACTTGCAGACCAGCATAAAACCCTTGACGTAGACGGCGGCACAATCAAGCTGGATGGTAACTATCCGACAGGCACAGGCAATGTGGCGTTGGGTGATGCTGCGCTAGATGATGGTTCGTTAAGTGGAACACATAATACTGCAATTGGTAATGACTCACTTACTTCAAACACAAGTGGGGGTGCAAACACTTCTGTTGGAAGCTATTCATTAGATGCAAACACTACTGGTAATTACAACACAGCAATGGGTTATTTTTCTTTAACTGAAAATACCACTGGCTCTAATAATACTGGTATTGGAAGAGATGCACTTCGCAACACCACAGCATCTAACAACACAGCAGTGGGGTATCAGGCTGGGTATAGCAATACTACTGGCACTGGAAACACTGGCATAGGTTTCCAGTCTGCCTATAGCACTACAACTGGCACAGAAAATACAGCACTTGGGCATCAGTCTTTAAGAGAAAACACAACAGGTGCTAAAAATGTAGCTATCGGATATGAGGCTTTAGAAGCCAACACCACCGCATCTAACAACACTGCCGTTGGCTATCAGTCGCTATATGCTAACCTACAGTCACCAAACTCTGCTTTTGGGGCATACTCACTTCTAAGCAACACAAATGGGTACTCTAACAATGCGTTTGGTATCAGTTCATTGCGCAACAATACAACGGGCACTAGGAACGCTGCATTTGGTGAAAGCGCATTAAACGCAAACACAACTGGCAATTATAATGTTGCTTTAGGCAACAATGCCCTTCAATCCAACACCACTGCAAACAACAACACAGCAATGGGTTATCAGGCTTTATTTGACAATACCACAGGAGCAGCAGGGGTTGCTATTGGTGCATATGCTCTAGCCAATAACACTACTGCTAATGACAATGTGGGGGTTGGTTATCAAGCCTTATATCTTAGTACAACTGGTGCTTTTAACACTGCTTATGGAAATGAATCCCTTCGCAGCAACACCACCGCATCCAACAACACCGCTGTGGGGTATAAGGCTGGATATAGTAATACGACTGGCGCACTTACCGCTGTTGGTTATCAGGCTGGGTATTCAAACACTACTGCTGGTGGTGGTGTCTATCTTGGCTATCAAGCAGGCTATAACAATACCACAGGACAAAATAACACTGCCGTAGGTGTTGTTGCTTTAACTGCAAACACCACGGGTTATTCAAATGTTGCTGTTGGCACGAATAGTATGGTTGCAAACACCACTGGTGTCTCCAATATTGGCATAGGTCAGCAAGCACTAAACACTAACGCCGATAGTTCTTATAACACCGCTGTTGGTCACCAATCTCTTTATACTTTGAATGGGGCAAGTTCAAACTTTAACACCGCTGTTGGTTATCAAGCTGGGTTCAGTAACAGCACAGGCAACATTACTGCATTTGGTGGTTACGCCTTACAAGCCAATACCACAGGTTTTTACAATGTTGCATTGGGGCGGGAAGCTCTTTACTACAACACTACCGCATCCAACAATACAGCGGTGGGGTATCAGGCGGGTTATTATTTAACTACAGGCTCCAAAAACACCATCCTTGGTCAATACAACGGCAATCAAGGCGGCCTAGACATCCGCACATCCAGCAACAACATCGTGCTGTCGGATGGCGATGGTAATAATGTCGCAAGATGGGATTCAAACGGCTGGGTTGACTTAAACGGTGCTGGCGGTGGACGAATTTTCTTTAAGGATAAAAACAACAGTCGTGCTAATGTGTGGAGTATTCAACCAACTTCTGCAACTTTTTATATTTTTGACGCAGATGGAAGCAACTACGCTTATCTAAATCAAAATTTTACAGGATGGTCTTTTGCTTCAGACCAACGGCTTAAAGAAAACATAGTTGATTTGGACTATGGTCTTAATACTGTTTTGAGTATGAGGCCAAAACGATACACATTTTTGCCAACAAATACTGAGAACATTGGTTTTGTCGCACAAGAACTGTTGCCTATCTTACCAGAAGCCGTTACCGGAACAGAACAGCCTTTTGAAGAAACTGATAGCGAAACAGAAAAAGCAGAAAAATGTCTTGGTATCAGCAAAGAAGCAATCATACCAGTTTTAGTTAAAGCTATCCAAGAACAGCAAGAAACAATCACAGCACTAACAGCTAGAATAGAAGCACTGGAGACAAACTAATGGACGAAATCACAGCAGAACAAATCGCACAGCACTACACAGCGATGGGTCACAGCGTTGACCTCATCAATGCTATCATTGCTGGTGAGGCTATGGCTGATGATGATGCGGCTGACAAGCAAGATTGCGTTGACCGCAATGTTGAGCATCTTGAGATTATGGTTGCTAAAGACTTCTGGACTACAGAGGATATGACCGCATCTAATGCGGCTATTGCTGCTGGTAAGGCATACGAGGCATAACAATGGACACAGAGGCTAAACTTGAGGCTCACGAGCGTGAGTGTGCGATAAGGTACTCTGCTGTACAGGATAAGCTAGATGCTCTTGACAAGCGTATGTGGCGACTAGAAGCAATGATTATGGGGTCAACGATTGTTATTATTGGCCTCGCATCTTCTCTTTTAATGAAACTCTAAGGAGATAATTATGATTGGAGTACCAGTAATTGACGCAATTCAAGTTGCTATGCTGGTAGTCATAATCGTTATGATGCTCAAGAAATGATACACGTATTCCTCTTGCTGGTCTATCTTGGTACAGGGGAAAGCAGAACACTGACTAGCGGAGATATGTACTTTCGTTCCATAGACGACTGTAATTACTTCGCCAGTCAGGTTTCTAAGCGTTACGGTAACTATCAGCATTATAGCGGTATTGACCCAAAAGACAAGGTAACAGCGTATTGCGTACCTAAGTACATAAAGAAAGATAGCGTGAGGATTTACTAATGATTGACCCTATCTCAGCGATGGCAACAGCTAGTGCAGCCTTCAATACTATTAAGAAGGGCATAGCAGTAGGCCGTGACATTGAACAAATGGCCTCTGACTTGTCTCGCTGGATGGGGGCATTATCAGATTTAGAACAGGCCGAAAGAGAAGCCAAGAATCCCCCTATATTTAAGAAACTATTTGATGGTAAATCTGTTGAACAGGAAGCTATAGAAGCCTTTGCAGCTAAACGCAAGGCACAGCAGCAGCGTGACGAAATGAAACTGTTTATCCAGTACACAATGGGACAGTCTGCGTGGGATGACTTACTCCGTATGGAAGGTCAGATACGTAAGCAGCGTCAGGAAACAATCTATCGTCAACGTGAACGTAGACGCAAGTTTATAGAAGTTTTAGCAGTAATAGTATTAGTTTCTACAGGCTTAGGCTTACTGCTTCTATTTGCAATGTGGTTAAAAGGAACAACAGCATGAGTATGGAAACATTCTTACGCTGGAAGATACTTCCACGCTTTATGATGCTAGTCTCTACCGTTATGTCTTGGCGATGTGCTGAGTGGTTTATGGCTCTTGAAGCACCAACAGCATCTCAGTCAGCCTTTGTATCCGTAGTGATGGGAGTTATGACAGGTGTTTTTGGTATCTGGATGGGACACGAGCATAAGGATATAAAGAAATGATTGAAGCACTTATTGCACCAGTCACAGGACTTCTTGACAAGTTCATTGAAGACAAAGACCAGAAGACAAAGCTTGCCCACGAGATAGCTACCATGTCTGAGCGTCATGCTCAGGAACTAGCTAAGGGACAGCTTGAAATAAACAAAGCAGAAGCACAACACCGTAGCATCTTTGTGGCAGGATGGAGACCATTTCTTGGCTGGATTCTGGCTACAGCAATGGGTTGGCACTTTGTTTTTGCCCCTGTTACAATGTTTATCTGCTCCTACTTAGGAGTAGAAATACCAGCACTACCAGCCTTTGATATGGACAGCCTGATGACTGTACTGCTAGGTATGCTTGGTTTGGGTGGGCTTAGAACTTTTGAGAAATATAAAGGGGTTACAAAGTGAGCCTATATGAAAACATTAACAGACGTAAGAAGTTGGGCATTAGTAGACCTAAGAGTAAGTCTACAATCTCAGCTAAAGCCTACGATAACATGAAGGCTGGTTTCCCAAAAAATAAAACTGACAAGTATAAGAAGAAGAAAGCATGACAGAAAAACAACTGATAGACAGCTTGCATGAGGCTGTCACCCAAGAACTGCTCCTACGTGTACGCAGTGGGGAAGCTACAGCTAGTGAACTATCAGTGGCTGTTAAGTTTCTGAAAGATAATGGAGCATCTTTGGATGTCATAATGGCAGAGAGTCCTATGGCTAACCTGTTAGAATCTTTACCATTTGATGCAGCGGAGAATATGCAATGAGAGAAGCACCTAACGCTACGCTAAAGCACGAACAAAAGACCCTAATTGGTGGTAACTGGACTAAGATACTTGACCAGAACGTACAACGTACGTACCTTATGATACAGAATGACCACGATGCTCACACTATTGAAGTAGGTTTTGGTACAGATACTGTAGCACCTACAGGTGGGTTTCACATTGAAGGAGCAGTAAGTGGTCACAAGATTAAAGACACACAATTTGAGTTTGCTGTAGCACCTATCAATGCGGTCTGGGCTAAGGCTGATGACTTACATGACCATCTCATAGACATTATATATGACGATTAATCGCCCATAGAAGCCCACTGACAGGCCTTAGAGCATTGAGAGGTAGGTATACACCATGCAACAATCAAAAGCCGTCCCTGAGGCTCTGAGAGACTTTAGGAACTTTACATACCTAGTATGGCAGCATTTAGGTCTGCCAGAGCCAACACCTATTCAATATGACATTGCACAGTATTTACAGCACAGCCCTAAGCGTTGTATCATTGAGGCGTTTCGTGGCGTAGGTAAAAGCTACATTACTGCTGCTTATGTTGTACATCAACTGCTGCTGGACCCACAATTAAAGTTTATGGTGGTGTCTGCTAGTAAAGCACGAGCAGACGACTTTAGTACTTTTACGCAGCGTATCATTATGGAACTGCCTATATGTCAGCATCTGGTAGCTAAAGAAGGCCAGAGG